AAAGAGCCGGGTGTTTCACCAGAGGAGGCTAAGGCTCGTGTTGATGCGGAGATTGCTTACCAAAACAATGTGACCGAGCGTTGGAAAGCCGACATGAGCAGCGATGTAAAGCTCGCTAAGTACATTAGGCCAGTAACACTGATTGCCTTGATGGTAATGTTTGTAATGACCATGGTGCTAGACTCTATGGATAACCTTCCATTCAACGTGAAGGACAGCTACGTGTCTCTCCTTGAGATACTTATGCTTACATCATTTGGTGCTTACTTTGCAGGACGAACCATTGAGAAATCCAGAACAAAATGAGCGAAGAAGAATTTGATATCAGCTTTCTTGACCCGAAGAAACTTAAGGAGTCAGAAGACAAGATTGAATCGGGGGAAATCACCTGTAACATTGAAAGTCCAGAGGATTGCGAGTCATGTAGTGGCTAACAAAAACCCCCACTCCGAAGAGCAGGGGTCTGAAAGGTAACCAAAATTCGCTATGCACTATCCGGCGTAACGCAATGCAATATACATCTTTATGGCATTCGCCAGAGCTCTGACACCTTGCATTTGTAAGCGTCAACGTGCTCAACAAAGCGTCCATCTCTATCCCCCTTGCGTACGCGCTTCGCTTTACTAAGAAAATCTTTCTTGGTTATCCAGCCTAGTGCCCACACCCTGAAGCTATTGTCTGTCTTGACGATAGATGTAAAGATGTATGTATCACAGTCCTGATGCAGACTAGTGTCTGCAATATGGCAATCGAAGTAAGGTGATGGTAGTTTGGTTCTGCGCTTGGTCTTGATGTCGGCTGTAAGGACGTTGCCTTTGGGTGCCCATAATAAATCGTAGTCGTAAGTGTCTTCAAGGCTCTGTTTCAGGTGCTCTGAAACCGATTGCTCTGCAATGAATGCCTCTAGATTTGCTTCACCCTCTGTGATACTGTTGTTCAATGCGCCCATTTCTTCTGCGCGTTCTTCCGCTCTGGTAATCATGCTAGATGTTACCGAGAGCTCAACCATACGAGATGAATACAGGAGTCTTGTCTCCAACGTACGAGCCAACGACATTAAACTCCATAAACTCAACAGCATCCTCAATAGTCATACCGTCTCTATGGATTAGGATTGCAACACAGGTGTCGTAATCGTACACAGCTACGACGTTTGCCCCTTGCGTGTGACCAATCAAAGCTTCTTCGAAGCCATCAGCCAATAGTGCATCGTTCTCTGCTAACACCTCGATAAGGTAGTCTCTTTTAAACTTATTGAGACCAGCGATAAACTCTTTAGTGGGTCGTGTGTTCATTTCAAATCCATTACTCGTAAGAACATCTCCCCGCTCTGCTCATCAAACGTCTTGATTGCTTTGTAAATCTTTCGAGACTCTCTTTTCACAGCTTCCCGCTCACCCTTCGTTGAATCCGTTCCTAGGCCGCAGTGCAAAGCACAGTCCATCCTAAGGAGTTCGTCCATCTTTTGTTTGTTTGTCCAAGTCGTGAAGCCTAGAATCTTATCAAGGTCGTTAATAGTGTAATCCATTTAGGTAACTGTTAAGGGCGCGTTGTACATTCGTCTCTTCTCCAATCGGACACTTTTGATGCAGCAATTCCTGTATCCCATCAAAGCCACCCTTCCACACGTACTTCTCTTTCACTTCGCGTAGGTATTCCTTCGCTTCGGTGACATCATTCTCTAGTGACTTGATTGTTTTTCTAAGGTTGAACACCTCGTCCTTGAGTTCTTTGTTGCTCATGTCAAACACTGGGTCGAAGCTACCGAAGTACACTGCCTTTGCGCTTTCGTAAGAACCCTTTAGCCTTTTATCATTTAGAATGTATCCGTCAAATCGTTTCTTGTAATGAACGATAGTGCAGTGAGTCTTACCTAAGTACTCAGCAATAGCCACCGTAGTGTAGCCTTTGTCCAGTAAAATCTTGGAGAAAATCATACGGGCATTTACGTTCTCTCTGTTTCGGCATGTTGTAATCAGCTCAACATGAAGAATACTTTCAATGGCTTCATGAAGAACGCCAAACTCCTTGTTAATAATCTTTTTCATTGTGTTAAAATCGGAAGAGAAAGATAGTCAGAGATGTCATAAACAGCCAACCATCCGCTGTCTTTTTTCGATTCATTAACAATGTCCCAAGGGAGAATCCAACCACGAGCATTTACCGGCATGCCCTTACCCACGTCTCTTTTTGTGTCGCGTGTATTCAAGTTGCTTGATTCACAGAATCTTAGTAGGGCTTCGCGATTGAAGAGATGTGCGTGAGCCTTGTAGTCACCGAAACTATTCTCATCAACTACAGAATTAGGTGCGTACTTAACCACATAGACCCAGAACTTTGAAATCGACGCTCGAATCCCACTGTCTTTATCCGCACTTGGGTTTACATACTCAATAAACAAGTTGCCAGTGGGGTCTCTACGGGTTCCGTATGAAGACCAAGCTGCCGAAGATTTGGTATCCCACTTGACCTCGAAGTAAACCTTATCGTTTAACTCAACGATATCCCAGCCGGGCTCCTTGCCCTTTGACTGCTCGTATGTCTTTAGGGTTTTGTCCCCCATGAAGTTCATCCAAGCAAGCTCTATCCTGTTGCCGAACTCAAGGTCTTTACGAAAGCTGCTCGCCATCTGATTCTTCTATGTATTCTTTGAGGGCAGACTTCATCGCTTCAAGTTCCAAGATTACCAGCTTCTTGTACTTTCTTACGTTGTCTAGCGTTTGTTCCCAACTCGTAGTTGGTGCACCCTTGTTATCATGAAGCTGCTCGTACAGCTCCGTAGTCAACCTCTGTATCTCCTGAGTACAGTAGCTGTAGAGCTGACTAAGTTTTTGCTTCTCCATTGATGTGGTTTAGTATGATTGTTATCGCGGCATCTATTTGTTTTTTGTTTTTAGGGATGAAAAGCATGTAGTCATCCATGTCATTGTCTGACATGTACTTTAAAAACAGCTTCCACCTTAAAGGAAAAGTGTGTTGTGACGGAACCCAACCCTTCGTCTCAATAATGAAACGATTCTCATGGCTAACAAAGTCTGGAGTGTACTTAATCGAAAGCACCACCTTGTTTGTCGCATCAGTCATAACATCCTTACCCCGTGTAGACTTATGATAAACTCCGGGATACCTAAACGAGTCCATCAACTGAAATGTCTCGCTCTCGTATCCGAAATCAATCTTTGATTCTTTCAGCCTATCGTAACAATAGGTCTCAAGAGTTGACTTCAGTTTTACTGAACCCCTATTGAGGTCTTTGCGCTTCCTCCCCTTTGTTGGTCTTGTTAAGTTCTTCCGGCGTTTAGCCATGCCCTAAAAGGTACGGTCAGAAGTGCTCTTGTTTGCCAACAAGTTGTTCACCAAGGGATGTGAATAGCTTTTGGTTAGGTGCGTGCATGGAGAATCCGCTCTGTGTTGAGTTCAATTCAAAAATCATTGGCTGCGCGTAGGGAGTAGGCTTGCCACCAGTGTCCACCTCTCGAACCTTTCGAACGTGCATCTCAATACACCTGCGCTGGAGAACATCGGGGTGCTGAATCTTTCTGTGTAACGTGATGAAGCAGTCACTACGATTCACCCACTTTCCGCCATGCTCAGTATCCTCTGCGTAAGGAGCGACTTGCAAACCGTCATCGCCTTTCCTGCGCTGGCTCTCAGTAATGCTGTGAGCGTTTACCCATACAGCTACATCCATGTTGTTGCTGAATGTCAGAAACTCTGACGCTGCCTCATAGTGATACTCGTGAGGGCCGACCCCACGGTTAGCACTCATCTCAATCTTAAGGCTGTTGTATGGGTCAACAAACAACCCGTCAATCGGATTCTGTCTGTGCACCTTTTCACAAAACAAGATGATGTCCATGTAACTGTAGGTCTTGCTGTTGTCAATAACAACGAAGTGCTTCTCAACCCAGTCCCTAGCCTTCTTACGTTCGATGTGTGTGGTGCTACCAATTTTCTTATTGAGCGCAAACTGAACCAGCTTCATCTTCACAGCAGCAGAACGATTCTCTGAGCTGTAGATTACCCACCTCCAGTTGTGATGCATTGAACTTGCCACCATCATCCACAAAGCAAAGGTTGTCTTTCCTATGTTGCTGTGTCCATTAATCATGACAAACTCCTTCTTGAATACGAAGCTCTCATCCATGAACTGATTGCCTGTGCTAAGACCCAAGGGTATCTTACCGTCCACATACTGCTCAATCCAATCGTAGTCGATGTCGTCACTGCTGATAAAGGACATGTCCCCATCGTTCAGCTTCATGTCCCTCTTAATCTTCTCCTCGCTGTTAATGACCTCGCTAATCGGTAGCTTCTTTCCGTTCGCTATACCGTCGCTGATGGTTAACAAAGCCCCTTCCAAATTGTCAATGTCCCGCTTCTGAATCTCTCTTTCGAGTATCCAACGAGCAACATCTTCTTCAACAATACCACTGGCAATGTACCCACCCATCAAACTAGAGGCTTTGACAAGAACGTTGTGCTTCTCTCCTTCCTCCGCCTTGCGTATCATAGCTGCTGCTATGTTTATCTTATTGAAGTCAGTCCTCCCAGACAAGTCTTTAACAACCTGATTCTGAGAATGCTCCGACATCATGCCACCATACCTCTCGTACTCAGCCTTGACAACGATGTCTGGGTCGTATGACTCAAAGCACGCTCGGCTTTCATTCTCTCCGGTGCTGTCTAACTCAAGGCCGTACTGCTCATCGAAGTATTTAATCAGTGAGCGGTAGTGGTCACGATGTCTCTCCGTGTTTGTTATCTCTACTAGACCCTTAACTCCCTCACCACTGGGTGATGCCCAGCACGACATGATGTACTTGTCTCCAGCTAAGGCAGACTTAGTTCTTGTTACGTCAACATGGTCAAAGTCTAGGACTACCAAGCCACTGTGAAACTTTAAGCTGTCATCGCTTCGCTTGTTCTTCTCAAAGACTCCGCTAAAACATACCGCAGGTAGTTCTTGCTTAATAGACTTATCACCTTCCCTTATTAGCTCAACCTTTGGTTGGCTCTTGCCTTCCTTAATCCTCGTTAGAACTGTATCTAACGATGTTATTACTGCCTCCTGTGTGCGATAGATTGTCGGATAGATGGTTACCTTTTGATTGTTCATCGCGCAGCTGTTGTATCTGGTTCTCGTACCACTTCGCTTTCTCCATGTCCTGTTCCGTGCTGTTCCCCGGCTTGTTCCCTGCCCGCATGCGGTACTTGAAGGCGTTCATCTCGCAGAACGCGATGTATGAGTCTTTGCCCCAGATATCTATCATCATCTGCCACACTTGCTTGCCCCCCTTCTTGTAGTGTTCTGGGTTTATAGCGTCTAAGTCTGATTTGGATTCGGTCTTTGAAGGCTTCGAGAGTTTCGATGATGCCTTTGATTGTATCAATTTGCTCATGAGGAGAAAGAAAGTTTTGAGCCTCTAAATTTAAGTCCTCCTTCTTAAAGGAGTCTAGCTTTTCCAGCACGATTCGAGAGGCTGTTTCGAAGTACGTTCTGTATTCAGGGCTTGAGACAAAATACATCTCATGACTCTGCTTGTAATGATAGATAGTTGTCCTGTCTTTATTGAACAGGTTTGAACACACGCTGTGGTGAAAGAAGGCTGATGTAGCATTGGCAAAAGCTGCCCTTATCTCTACCTGCTGTCGTGTTCTTGAGTTGTTTGGTTCTGCACCGATAGCCTCGATGTAGGCTTGGTATGTTTGTCTGAAGATGTCCATTGAAATAAAATTTTGTACTCCCGGCAGGACTCGAACCTGCAACATTCACCTTAGAAGGGTGATGCTCTATCCAGTTGAGCTACGAGAGCATAGCGAGGGGAGCCAGAACAATTCACGAAACTGACTCCCCCCTTGCGGTCACGATGGTCTTGACCACTAATTAGAATGGCACTTCAGAAGTGCTTTGCTTATCTACCTTGCGTTGCTGTTCACCTTGACTATTAGGGTCATACACAGAGCAGAAGGCTTTCATCTTTCGATTGTCTTCTCGGTCTGGTACAGAGACTACATCAATGTAAACTCTACCCTTTGCAGTTGCGTACTGCTTCAAGTTGTCCAACTCCTCCAGCGTAAATGATACTCGCTGGTTTACTCGTGGGGATTCAGTGTATCCCACATACACGTTGCTGTTATCAGCCATGTCTAAAAAATTAAAAGGTTAATGTAAACTGCTTGTACCGGTTGCGGGATTGTACAACTCCCATAAGTCCTTCAGCGTACAGCCACATTAGGCGTAGCTTAGTTCTGTCCTGCTCGTCCATGGCATCAGCCAGTTCCTTGTAGGGCATCTTCAATTCAGTGATGGCATAGTATGCTGTAAAGCATCGGTCGGTGAAACCGTCCTTGCCAAAGTCCTTACACTTGGTAACGTCGATACCAAAGTGCAGGTTTGCTCGGTTGATTAACTCTTGTGCCTTCATTAGATTAATCCTTTGATGTAGAACGTCTCTGTCTCAAGGTTGTTGTCCAAGTATCGAGTAATTCTTTCTACTGCTTTGTCAAACTTCACCTTGCCATTCTCAATGGTTTCGTCACTGGCTTGGTACACACCGATGACGTAGGGATACGCCTTCTCTTGCGCCACCCAGTAGAACTTATCCAGACCAAGCACACTACAGTAGATGTAGGCTTGGATGTCGTACCCGTAGTCCCGTACTGCGTAACGGAATGCCGATAGGCTACGAGTGGTCTTGTGGTCGCTGATGTAGTCCTTGTTCAAGCAGTCCAAGAATCCACGTACAGGAACGCCTGAGATTTCTTTATTGAACTCGTGTTGGTAATCACCGATGAGGTACTCCTCCATGACACCAGTCACCTTCAATCTCTCAATCATTTCTTGAGCCTTCTTGAAATCGTCCTGACCAATCAGCTTGACTTTCTTCTCTTCGGCCTCCTCTTGGAAGTCCTTAACCCAAGCCTTGTACTTGTTAGTCATGCGTGGTGCACGACCACCAATCTCTTCACACTTTGCGCTGTCATTAAGCACTAAGAATTGTTTATCGAAATCCTCTGGTGTAAACAGAAGGCAGTCGTACATACTTCCAAACGTTAGGGCTTCGCTCTCCTTGAAGAGCTGTCCCCTCATGTACATCTCCCACAAGCGCATGTCTTGCAGTGCGTACTTCACTGAGCTGTATGATAAGTGACCCTTACCTACGGCTTCTGCTAATTGAACTGACAGCATTAGGCTTCGGAGTATTCCACTAGTTTGCTGTACTGAGCCTTACTGAACTTGGTCTTGGATTGCTTTTCAATCTTACCCCAAGCGTCCTTCCGGTCTTTAGCGTTCTTGAGGTAGGTCACCGCCTTTTGGTAGTCCTGCTCAACATCTTCCGGCTTGTCCTGTTTTGCGATAGCCTCTTTGACCTCATTAGCCGAGGCAATGCTGGCATCTATTCCAATGCCCATCACCGCAAGTGCACGACCAATGGCTGAGGTCTCACAGTTCTCAACAAAGGATGTCTTGTTGATGTTGCTTGAGGATTTCTCTTCGTGAGCAGTTCCTGTGGCAATGACACGTTGTTCAGTGTCTGCTACGATGGTCTTACATAAAACCTCCGTCCCATCATCAGACAAGGAGCAGTCGGTTGAGATTGTCCAGTTCTTGTACTGGTCTTCCTGTCGGAAGAATTTGATACGCTCGTTTACTTCGACGTATTGTTTGCCACGGATGTTCGTGGTCTTGAATTTGTGTTGTGACATATTCTATTTAATAAAGGATTCAACTTCTTTCATTATCCATCCTTGTAGTATCACTACTGGGTGTAGTAGGATTGACAGGAGGAGTAGGGGTGATGCTATTAGCATCTTGATTGCTCTCATCATAGGCTTTAACTAAATCTTCGTATTCATCAAGTAGTACACTCTGTTGTCGTATCAAGTTGTTGTAAGCTTCCCTCTCGACGTGAACCGCTTTTGCAAAGTTCGATGTTTTCCGTGACATTTTCAACAGATTACCGCACATTTTTTTCCACATGTTGATTGCTTCATTCATGAGTCCCATTCTTTTAAAGGGTCTCGCAACCCAAGGTTTTCTGCTTCGTCTGCGGCCAGCATGCATGCCTGCACCATCTGACTCTGGTCTATCCTGCCTTGGTCGTACCTGCGGCAAGCATCAAGGAACATCCGGCACACTGTCTTACTATCGTGAAGGTCGAAGTGCATTGTCAACATCTCCACACGGCTCATATCTTCTGTTGTCTTACTCATTGTAAAAGGGGTTATGGTTTATACATCTACAACGTTTCGCGTTGCTCTTTTATTGTGTCCTTCACCGTAATTGACAGCTCGTGCCAATCTATTGTCTGAAGGCATCCATCAACGAAGTCCTTGAGGATTCCGTTAGGTAGTTTGCTGTAGGTATCCTCGACCATCATATCGAAGCAATCTCTACACCACTGGGGACTTGCTCCCGTTAGGTCTTTCGGATTCTCGGTGTCGATGTAGGTCTCTGCTAGACCATCAACAAAACCCCAGACGTTGACCAACCACGTCTCTCTGTTGCGGAATGATTCGTAACTCATGGTGTTGGTGCTTTAAGAATACCAGTCAACCGGTGATAGTCGCTCAGGATTCCGTTGCGACGAGCCATATCCATGCCTTGCTCGTAGGTGAAGTACTTGCGGTCGGGTTCTTCCATGTGGTCTTCCTCGGACACATCGTCCCATACGCTGTAGCGCAGAACTCCATCATCACCATAAACCCAGTACTCATCTCCCTCGCTGAAGGGAAACTTGAGCCTACGCTGGTACTCTGACCAGTCTTGCTTGAATGCCTCCAGCTTCTCATTAATCTTCAGCTTGTGATACTTCTTGTAGCTGACTTGCATTGGCACTCTCGATGAGTTGGTGTTGCCTGCGTACACTTGACAGAAGGCCATCATTGCCTCGTCTGTCCACTCGATATTACTATTTACTTTACTCATGATGAAATGTTTTTAGGTTTCTATATCTATAACGCCAGAGTATCTGGGTTATTGCACTCCGTTTGTTAACGGATGTTAATTACCAAGATGAGCTGTACTCGAAGTCCATCGAGTGCTTCATATCCTTGGCTTGGATTTGCTGTTGCACAAGCTTCTCTATAACCTTTGCGGTCATGCGCAAGTCTTCTAAGTAGTACTCATCAAACTCTGTGCTCCCGTAGAACATCCCACCTTGTGTGGGAAGTAGTTCCTCGGCTCGCTCTGGCGATGCGATGACGGCAAGGCATGCGTGTCGCAACTCTTGTAGTTGCTCGATACCTACGTAGTACTTCCCGCAGTCATCATCTCCGTCCTGTACGTTATCAACGAACCACTTATGGATGGCGTTGGCCTTTCTCCAGCACAGCACCTCCTCGCGGATGCTGGTCACTTCGCCCACGCTTCCGAGGAAGGGTACGCTCTTGTTGTTCATCTTAGCAGAGACCTTGTAGTCTCTGTCTGGTCGGTGACTCCAGTTCCTCACATAGTGATTCCGAGTCAGGTACATATCTAATCCCATGGTGAATTGTTTTTGGGGGGTTAACTTAAATGTCCAGTGATTCTAGCTTCCAGAATAACGATATGACATCGTTGAAGTCTGTGAACTTGGTCTCAGAAACTTGGTCTCCGCTCTCTGAGAACACTACAGCTTCATTGATTCCGTTGAGCGTTGTGATTGACAGCTCAAGCTTTCCGATTTGAATCTTCATGACTCCGGCTTCGGTGGCCTTGTTTTGTGTCACGCTGAAGTGACGTGGGGTTTTATCGAACATACTCATATTGAATTGTTTTTTGGTTTCTATAGTTAGAACGGCAGAAACTCGTGAGTTATTGTGCCATCCTCGGATAAACTTCCTTGGTCGATGAGGTGACGAGCAGTACGACCATAGCTACCTTGAAGTGACCAAGCCATGCCAGTTTGGATGAGCACGGAGAACAACTCCAATACTTCTTCAACTGTAGATTGTCGCTCCTCGAAGCTGATAATCATGTCGGTCAACTGACCTCTCTCTGGGATTGCGGCTTTACTCTTCATCATCTTCCTCAATGGTTTCAAATTCAACTCCCGTGTACTCTTCGATTGCGCCATCTATCCTGTCATGCAGTTCGGTGACAAAATCCTTGAGGTCACTGAGCATTTCCTTTGCGCTCATGCTTCGCGTGCAACACTGAATCTCGTAGTGCATCTCACGAGCATGTGGTAGTAGCTCGGATACCTCCATGATGGCGGGAGCGCAGTCCCATCCGTCTTCTGTTGTCTTAATGATTTTACTCATGGTGAATTGTTTTTGTGGTGTTTCTATAGTTAGAACGCACCTTGTTCTGAGATATTGTCCGTCGTTTGTTAACGGATGTTAATTAACTCCATCAAGCTGTACTTAGCATCAAGTGCATCAGCTACTAGCATCTGGGATTCTAGGTCAACTCCTTGGAAGAAGTTGTATGCTTCCACCAGCTCTTCCTTCGATAGGTTAAGCTCGATGAATGGGTTGTGTGCGTTATCGAACATCATGCCGCATGTATTTGGTTCTGGTGATTAGTCAAGTTGCTTTCAGCCTGCTCTTGCTCCTCCTCCAGCTTAACCAACTCAGCCCTTTCTTGAACGAGCTGTTCTCTCATGTTGTTGATGCGATTGACTTTGTTCTCCACTCGTCGCTTTGCTGTAGCATCTCTGTCTGATAGCCCTCGCAACTTATCAGCATCCTCATACTTGAGTCCAGATGCAATCACGTTCGCCTCTGGCTTGACCTTAGAGCACTCAACGCACCCGAAAGACTCTGAGCCAACTTTCACTACAGAGAACGTAGTCTGCTCTGGCAGTTCCACGCACTGGGCATCGGCCAGCTGTCGAATCTCGTCCTGTGTGAACAGGTCTTGAATCAATGGCATACCTCGCTCGCATTGTCGAATCGCTGACTCTACTGCCCGCAGTTCTCGGTCGTGTAGCTTATAAGACAGCCCCACGATAACGTCGTACAGCTTGTCCTCGAACGCCACTATCCTCCATGGATTGACTGAATTGGTAGTCAGTTTTTCTACGACATACACAGGGGAGTCAGTATCTTTTACGACACGTAGTTGGTGACCAATGAAGAGTACACGAGTAAACATGTCAATGTGGTCATCGAACACAGCATCGGTGAACTCGTAGCACACCCGCCCATCTTCAAGTCCAGCGCGTAGCGGATTACCCTTGCGTACTGCCTTGAGATATTTGCCTCTCTTGATAGACCTTTTAACGTCTTCGTTGTGGTCTAGTAGCTCTTGGTTGTCAATGCTCTTTTTGCCTAAGACAAATTCTAAAACTCGGTTTATGTCGTACTCACTAACACGACTGCTGTATGATGAATGGCTTGACCCATTGCCGTTCGCCTCCTCCAATACAGCCTCACCTTCCTCACATAGCGATATCGTGTAGTCAGACTTGTTTGGTACGACTTCAACGAACCGCTTGCATATAGCCACATCATCCCCACTAATTACAGACAACCTAGCCTTTGCCATAGCCTTGGCGTTCTCCGGTTTTTGGAGCTGATAGTAATCTGCTGGGATGAGGCCGAAGCTGTTAGCTGTAAGCTTGATGTACTCGTCTCGGATTGCTCGCTCAATCTTGTAGATGTTTGCAAACGAATCTTTGCGTAGTCTTACAAGTGCGATGATGGCTGACTTGGAATCAGGCGTGAAGGCAATGTCGTTTTTCTTGGTAACTCTCATATTGAATTGTTTTTAATGATGTCTTCTGTAGTAATAACGCGGCAAGTTTGCTGTTATTGTGCGCAGTATGTTAACGGATGTTAATCCTTCACGTAGTTCTCGTCTAAGGTCACGAAGACCTTTACCTCCACGCATTCGCCGAATAGTCCTGTCAGGTCACATCCACAGATGTATCGCTCACTTGACGTGCACTCGAACTCGATGCTAACAAAGTCTGGGTAGTCCTCCTCAGCCGTCGCGTTATACCAACCCACCTCACGCTCAAGGAGGAACTCCTCGTTTGCGTTGAGACCCTCGAAGTCTCCGTTGAAGATTGCAGGAAGGAAGTGCTTGCCGCAAGTCATGGTGTCTATCTTAATCATTTTCTGTCCCATACTATTTTCTGTTTAGTGTCCGGCGGCGCGTCTAGCCTTCCATCCATTAGGCTTGTGAAACTTGGTCTTTACAGCCTCACCTTGATACGCCCAAGAGTCCTCAAGCGGAGTCAGGTTCTTTCCATACCAAACCTCATCGACGTTCCAGCCCTTAGTCCTCTCCATGTATGCAATGAAGTTGTCCACGTGGCTCTCGTTGTTGAACGTCTTGGAGCATGCCCATGTGCCCTTCCCCCATGCACTACCAGTGTAGAACTGGATGGTGGCGCGGAACTTGCGGTCGGTTCGGACTACTCCAGTCTCTGGGTAGCTTGCGTAGGCAATCGGTGTTGAGTCGTATTTTTTCATGTTTCTCTCGTTTCTATAGTAGTAACGCTGGATGTATTCGTTTTATTGTGCGCTACTTGTGAATTAATGTTAACGCCCCGAAGGGCGGAGGGGAGGCTCACGCCTCTCCCCCCATGATGAAGTCCACAGCCTTCATTGCCTTGTTCGCGGCAGACAGAGCCATCTTCGGCTTGTCCTTCAACTGCTTGACCCAGTTGTTGACGTAGGCTTGGCTGTTCACGTGGTCATCCTTTGGCTTGATGCCTGTGAGACCCACGAGGAACTGCGCACCAATCTCAGCCACCAGCTCCTCTTTGCTGTAGTCCTCAGACCCGAAGGCAGCCACCTTGTTCAGGCGATTCAAGATATCCTCGTGACCAGTGCTGTGCACCAACTCATGAAACAGAGTCTTGTAGTAGTCATCGTTGGTGACGAAGGTCTCAGGCTTGGGCATCTGGACGTGGTGGCGCATTGGAGCGTAGAACGCGCTGGCTCCGCCGTGACCCAACGTGGGCTTGTGCTTGGTGGGGTACAGCTCTGCGTACACCTTCTCAGCCTCACCGATTGGATTGAACTGCTCCGCTGGCTCGACCGGAGTCATGGGCTTGCGGCGTGGCTCGATGCCTTCGCACTGGGCGATGTTGAACACGTTCCAGAGGCGTGGGCTGAAAAGCTTGTCGAACGCCATGCCTACAGGGATGTCCTGAATCTTGCGGTAGAACTTGCCGTCCTCACCCTTGTAGCTGATGTTCCAGAACACAATCTCAGTTCCTGTAGAACCCTTAACCACATTGCCGCCAGCCTTAGCCGCCTGCTTGTAGGTCAACCATTCGTTGTGCTCGTAGCCATTGGCCGTCTGCTCGATGCAGAGGAACAGCTGGTTGAGACCACGATAGGCTTTCCCCGTGGTGTTATTGATGGGCATCAAAGCACCCATGCCGTCACCTGCGTTCCAAGGCTTGAACCACTGGAGACCCTTGGTCTGGAGACCTTCGATGATGCGGTCGGTGACCTGCTGGTAGACGTCTTTCTTCGCTTTGCTCATGGCTTTCAATTTGTGGGGAGACTGGATTGCCTCCCCTGTTTCTATAGTGTTAACGTATCTCGGTTTCTGCTTATTGTGCAAGTGCTGAGAAATCTCCCATGCCGATACTGGACTTGAGATTGATGTGCGTTCTCCTGATATCGTTCATCGTGCTCCTTGCGGCTACTAGCTCGTCTAGGGCTACTGCCTCACGCTCTTGGATATTGCGCTTAGTCTGGTCGCACAAGCACAAGGCTTCAGCGGTTCGCAACTCACTTTCGATGGATTCAAGGCTGAACTTAGCCATCCCGAATGCAGTCTCAGCAAGGACTCTGGCACTCTTCAAGTGCATCTCAACCATTTCGATAGTCGCTTGCAATCCGTTGTTTTTGTTGGTTATCTCGTTCATAATCAGTGTGTTATGTGGTTTATGTTATCTATTTAGCTATCGCGTTGTTGAGTGTATAACGGATATCAATCTTGTTCTAGTATGAGCTAATTGCCAACAGATGTTAATGCCCCATTTGTGGGTAGCGTATAGGAGCAACCGAATGCAGGGGTGGTGATTGTGCCTTGGGTCTTTGGTTCTCGTCCACCAATCGGTTGTCTGTAGCTCACGTCTCAGACCATGGATGGAGCAGGCCATCGACCAGACCAGCAGAGCACGCAAGCAAAAAGCTAGAATGTTTGGCGGCAACCCGACACGTTTGCAGGGGGTGGGGTCAGCGATTGCGTTTCGGTTTGCGCAGCGTAGCGTCTGTGTGTATGTATAATCCCCCGGGCATACATTACTCATCGCTTTTTTCACCTGAAAAGCGTATCAGCATGAGGGTTTTAAATACTACTTTTGTCGGGCAATCGTTTTCAATCTCATAAAGGCACTTGACTTTCTAAATTTTTTCGTGTACCTTCGCATAAGCTTAGCAACGGACGCTTCACGTAGAGTGCTAGTAGAGCACTCACGTATAGCTACGACAGCATCCAGCATTTCTGGAAACATGGCTATCGTTCTTGTTGAATACTAATAGTGTGCGGGGGAATGCTTTACCCTAAATCCAACCACATGTCACGCTATAAGTTCCATGCAATCTTTGTCCTATGGATGCTAACCCTCCTGCTTGTAAGCAAGGCCAACTCTCAGTGTGTCACATTCGGTGAGCCAGAGGATTTAGCTGTAAGAACAATGGGGTTCTTCCCAGATGAACCAGAATGGAAGACGGTCAACTACGTCGTTCACATTTACTACACTGACAGCATCTCTCACAGCAATCTACCGCTCTATATCGTTAACGATGCAGCTGCTCATCTGAATGAGGAGTTCGAGGAGGCGATGTATGAGTTTGATTTATTGGCCATAGAGTATCATGACTTTGATGAGTACGAAGATTCCTATGCGTTGCTCAACACTAATTGCATTCCTTACAATGGGTTTGCTTTTAACTCTATGAATGACTACTTAGAGGATATCGTATGGGACAGAGAAACGGTAATGAACGTACATGTATTCCCAGCTCTTTGTCAAGGCATACTAGGTTTTGCATGGACAGCGTACACACCTCAAACAACACTAGACGGAGTGTGGGTCAAGACAAGTGTATTCGGAAGGCTAGGAGACCACCTATTGGATAATAGAGATGAGAACAAAACACTTATCCATGAGGTCGGTCACTTCCTAAGTTTGCATCACGTCTTTCGGAACGTAGACAACTGCGGACAAAACCTCGGTGATTGCGAGGAGACAGGAGACTTTGTTTGCGATACCCCGCCAACTAAACTGAACTGGAGTTGCGAGAACCCAATATGCCCCCCTGCCCTGTACAGCTACACACCGGACAATCACATGGACTACTATGTAGATTCATGCCGGCAACACTTTACTGAAGGTCAGATTGAGCGGATGCATAGCATGATTGAGATTACTAGGCCGGGCATGACGACGGGAGACCCGTATTGCGCAGGTGACATCAGCGGCGATTTAGTTGTAGGTACTAACGACTTAATGCTTATGCTCAGCCATTGGGGTGACTTTAATTGGATTGAGGGAGACCTAAACGGAGATGGCTTCTTTACAGTTAGCGACCTTCAAATTGTACTAGCTAACTGGGGGCAGATTTGTTTCGGTTCGGAGCTCGACCCCTTCTATAGAGAAGAGCAAGTAAGGAGGAAGTCAGAAAGAAGGTTTTGAGTTAATGTAGTATTCATTTTACTACTTTTGTAGCATGGACACATTGACGCAATTTGAGATGATTATCATTGCGGGTTCGATAATTGGAACGTGGATTAAACACAATTCAGATTACGCGCACCTGAAGGGGAGAGTGATTGCACTTGAGAATGATAACGGGGAAATGAAGGATGACGTGAAGCAACTGCTCAAAGAAGTCCAAGAACTAAAGGTTTTGTTGGCCAAAAACCAACTACAATAACCTACAGCTAATAGCGTTATAGGTCTATGAAAGACCCTATACACCTCTGCGACGTTGTTCTTCACGACGGCAAAACCAAAAAAGATTACCGCATAAATGATGTGGTTCTTTCTGGCAACGATAAAAGTCTCATCTGGGGAAGTGACGTACACCGAGATAGACTAATACAGCTCGCGTTCAAGAGTCCTGCTAGAATTAAGAAGCAGAAAGATAACTTAAGACTGAGCGTAAAGTCCATTGACTTCAAGGTTCATGTTGGATACAGCAATCACAAATGGGGTCTCACCAAATGACTATATTTGCGTTATGCTATACAAGCGCAAAAAGAAAGCCGCAAAGGGTGCCAAGATAAATGGTGACCCAACTAAAAAGCCGATAACAAAAGAGTCTAATCTAAAGGACATGGCTAAACACATGGGTGATGCTTTTCCCGATGTGTCAATCCCTGATAAGGTAATGAAAGGATACGCCATGACTTGGCTCCTTACCGGAAGAAGAGACGAGGCATTGAAGGACATCATCTCCAAAGAGAAGGAGCGACAGTCTAAGGGTTTGCCAAAACCTAAGATGAAATCATGAAGACGGCTAAGAAATCAGAACGCGCAAAGCTGAAGGTTTCTTCTAAGAAGGTTTCAGTCTCTCCCCCTTCTGGATATCACTGGATGGAGGAGCAGGGTAGATACTACCTTATGAAAGGTGAGTACAAACCGCATCCCGGAGCTGTAGAGAAGGCATCGTTTAAAGTGGCTGACCATGGCAAGTAAGAGGAAACAACCGTATAGACTCGGACTCCCGACTAGATACACCGACCCCGGACAGGGTAAAGAAATCAAGGCCACTGTAGAGGAGGATGCCGACAACAAGAAGAAGATGTCGGAGGACTACAAGTCTGGCAAGCGCATTAAGCTATCCCTATTCAAGAAGAGGGTAGAGGCTAAGAAGGGGGCTAAAGTAAAAGCCAAACCCTTGAGTAGCTCTACAATAACAACACTACAAAAGAAAGCCAAGAGTTCCGGAATTTCTTTCGGAACCTTAAAGAAAGTTTACAGAAGGGGTCAAGGTGCTTGGCTTTCGTCTGGCTCTCGTCGAGGAGCATCCATGGCTGCATGGGCTATGGGTAGAGTCAACAGTTACATCCGTGGCTCTAAGAAGCACGATACAGATTTGAGAAGATAAACAACAGTTATATTTGCGATATGAAAATGGTTAAAGTTGGGGGCAAGAGCGTCCCGTTTTTTGCAGCCGACGGCAAGGGAGGTAATGACCTCAAGAAAGCCATGTACGGCATGAAGATGAATAGGGCTGCTCACGGCACCAAGGTCGAGATGGGTGGTGGCGGTAAGATGTACGAGATGATGAGCGGTGGTCTCGTCAAGCAGTACGACGAAGGCGGAGAAGTGGGAGACCCACCTAGAAAGTTTTTCGTAGCTTCTGGGTTTGACAATCGCGGTGACGACCCATCGGGTAAACAGATTGCAGCAGTCTTCATGAGAACAGAAGATGGAGTAAAGCAAATCAATCCGGGAGACCTCATGGAAATCTTCCCTGACGCGGAGAACATGATGCAGGCATATCGTATGGCTGGTATCGCTGTGGAGGCCGGTGACAAAGGTGTCACTTTCCCTGAGATGAAACAAGGCTCTTACACCAAATCGTTGTTCGAAGAGTTTGGTGCCGAAGACATGGACGGCCTCAGAGCTAAACTCAACATCGCCCCCGTTAAGTACGATAGGGAAAGAGACCTCCCTAAGCTCGTTCCCGGTCTTCGAGGTGGAATGTAATCAGTTGAAGGAAACGAACTCGGTTCTATCCCGACCAATACGAAGCGGTCTAGTCGATACGATTAGGCTGCTTCTTTTTTCTGCGTATCCTGTATCTATGACTCCCTGAATGAAGTTTTCGTTCACGACGATATGTACTCCCTCTCCTACGTTGTTTCCATCCTCGTCTAAGCAAAGGATGGTGTAGATACCTTTCTCAAAAAGAGGTAAGGCTAATACGTCTGCTCCGTGGAATACGGTGTACGTTTCCAGCGAGGTACCCAAGTTCGGGTCTAGTACGTCTCCAAAGATTGAGTCTGGATTCATGCCCACGACCCGGATTACGAGAACCTCGTGCGGTATTCCGTTCTGTGGTTTCATACTTAGTAGTAGGGGTGTGCTAAGTGCGTTCTTCTCTGTTGGTGCGTACACACCGTCGAGGATACTATTAAGGGATTGAGCGTTGCTCACGGTTGCCAATGCGATGGCTAGGATGAAAATGATGTTCTTCATGACATTGTGTTTGGGGGTTTGTCTACATCCTTAACGCTATTAGATTCCGTATATTGTGCCCATGCTTGTAAAACGAGAAAAAAAATTTCAAAGGGTAGCCAGAGTAAGCATGAGAGAGGGCGGTTCAGTTGATTGGCCACCGTCTGGTGCTAAGAGTTTTAATGACATTCTTGAAAGACAAATCTTTAAGGAGTCTAGGTTTAACCCTTTAGCTGAGTCACCTGCGGGAGCTCGTGGACTAGCTCAGATTATGCCGGGCACCGAAAGCTACATGAAGGAGAAGGGAATGATTCCCGAAGGTTTCGATGCGTTCAACCCGGATGATTCGAGGTTGGCTCAACGTGCATACATGGAATCCCTTTTGGACAGGAGCTGGAATAAGGGTAGCGAGGAAGTCAAGATTGCAAAGGCTCTCGCTGCATACAACTTTGGACCTACGGCTGTGGTCCGTACTTTGAACAAAGCGAGAGAAGATGGGGTAGACATCTACGACTCATTAGACTGGTTGGAAAGACTTCCTCTTGAGACTAGAGATTACGTCTCTAAGATTCTAGGTTACAACGAAAGGTTCGAGTCAGAGTATTCAGATTCATCCCTCAAGAGGTCTGAAGATTAATAGGCTCTCCGCCCTCCAGCTTCCTGTATATTCGTTGCACAAGCATCCGCCCCGATTGAGACAAACCGAGTCTGTGCTCGTTACCTGATTTCTCATGGAATAAGGCATTGATGTAAGAATCAATCTCCTTGCCATGATGTATTACTTCTATGTACCCTTTTTGCTTCAAGGGCAACACGGTCCTTTCATACAGCTTCTTCCTGCTTTTGCCCATGGCCTTCGAGAGATGGTTGATGGTGAAAAACTCGTAGTCGTAACAGAACAAAAGTGCCTCGACTTCGGCCAGCCCTATATCGAAGTTAAGCTTTACATCTCTTAGTACTAACGATAGTTTCTTGAGGTCGTTACGCTTTACATATCGTTTATTCAATTTGCTAAATTCACGCCTTCTGCGTGACGGATGGTGTCTACTCATTAGTAGTATATTTGCTGTAAAGTTAATAGCATGGGAACACTTAGTGGAAATAGGATTAAGTCAACGTATCAAGGCCTTCTGAAAACAACAGATGCCGCGAACCTTACATCCAGTCTAAAGGTAATTGAAGACGGGAGCGGAAACTCTTCCGCACTCTCACTTTCTACTACGGAAGTAAAAGTTGCTGGACTGAAGATTGGCAGTGGGCCAACTAGCTTAGCTACCGGAACCGAAACAGATGTCTTGATTATTGCTAGTGATGGTACTATCAAGAAGAGGGCATTCCCTTCAGCTTCAACCGTAACGACTAGTACATCAGGAACTGCCAGTCCACAGATTACTGTAGCCCAGTCCACTGGGTCAAGCAAGACTGTGACGTTCAATTCAGGAGGTGGAATTACTCTTTCTAGAAATTCAGCAACAGACACGATTACCATTGCTGCGGATTCCGCCGTTCCCACCATGTCTACCCTTACGACCACCGCAGGCGTTCAGGCCAGTGACGGCAGTGTGGTTTACCTCTTGGATGTTAACTCAATTAACGGTGGTACTATTAGCCTGCCTTCAATCAGTGCTGCTGGTGATAATTTAAAGTTCGTTGTCTCAACAGAGAAGTCTACCGCCATGACAATCAAGTCCGCTAGTGGTGACAAGTTCTTCGGGAAGGTCACTCTTGACAAAAGCGATGGTAGCTCTAGGGCGATTCAAAATAATGTCAAGTCTGGCTCAAACAACACAATTACTCTTGCGGCAACCAGCGCAAGCAGTGGAGGAAAAGCTGGGGATGTTATTGAGTGTATCGCTGTTGATACAGAGTTCTGGCTTGTAAATGCTAACCTCACAACAACTGGTGCCGCGACTAGCTGTGATGTCTTCTCAACCACTTAATACTATGGACGATATTCTAAAGAAAGCAATGTTCTCTGAAATCGCAGGTGTGATGGAGACAATAGAGGAGATTACCAAGAAGTACAATCACTCCGGGGATTTAGTTTACACGGCTGCCTTTGGGTTTCTTGAAGAAGAAGGCGAGGAGGAAAACCGTTGGAGCTTAACTTACGGAAACAACTGTAGAGATTCAGGAGAGTTCGAGGAGTTCATGACACTTCAGTTTCAAGCGTTTCAAGGTGCTGAAGAGGATGAAGACGACGACGGCTTTATGGGTTTCTACCTAAACTAAAATCATGCAACTTATTAGAAAGATTGTCGTTGGGCCAAACCCCAAGGACGCAATGGCGTATTATGTCGGGATGAAAGCGGGGCAAGCTAAGGTTTGCGCAATCAAGGAAGACGATGCAGCACTATACAGGTACAACGTAAGAAGGTACCATGTTTATCTAGAGGACAAAGATTCAACGTATATTTGGAAGACGGTTGAGAACCAACCTATTTTAATTGAGTACGATTGTAATTTTGAATGAAATCATTAAGACACTTCTTCGTTGAGGTGCCCGAAAAAACTACAGGCACTATAACGGTAGGAGGCAAAGAGCTTTACATCGACACAAGGTTCAATGAATTTGAGCATCGTGTTTGTCATGGGAAAGTCCTATCCGCCCCTAATTCTTTTGAGACCGGAGTAAAGAAAGGAGACACCCTGTTCTTTCACCATCATGTAACTATCAGTGACAATCTACGGATAGATGATGGTGTGTACATGGCTGTGTTGAATTACTCAAACCCTAGAGGTAGTCATGCTATTGCGTATAGAAATTCAGATGGTGAGTTGCGCATGCTCGCCGACTGGGTTTTTCTTGAGCCTGTAGAATCCTCTAACGAAGAGGAGGTTACCGAGGGTGGTGTAATCATAGTTTCTCATGAAGAGAAAAAAGAGGCAGAGGCTAGGGTCGTTACCCCATCGAAACGGATGCTCGAACAAGGTGTAAAGAAAGGAGACGTAGTTGGCTTCTTGCCAGACCGTGATTACAAAATGACACTGGATGACGATAGTATTGTGTATCGTATGACAGATGATGATATCCTCTATGTCGTCAAGTAAATTCACAACCATTGGTGCCGCTCAAAGGCTAATGAAGTCTATGGAGATGGCTATAGACAATATGATTGATGAGGTAAAGCGTCCTGTTGACCCCGAGGCTGGTGGCTCTGCGCGTAAAGCCGAACTACAGTCTATCAAACAAACAGCTATTGATTGCAAGGAGTTGCTGGTTGAAAGACAGCGGCTTGAGCAAATGGTAAAAGACCTGAAGTCAAACGGAAGCATTGAGCAAGAAAAGGATTACTCTGGCGGATTTGCTGAAAAATTTAGTAAATAGATATGGCAAAGTTTATCTGTAGCGATTGTAGCCACGAACAAGAAGCAACCAATACCTCGATTAGGATTATAGAGGGGAAGGCTCGTCATGATGTCATGTGCGATAAGTGTGGGAGTTACATGGAATTAAAGGAGCCTAAGTCAGGCATGCCTAGCTTTAAGTCTAACCACTGGGGTCAGGTGATGTAATGGACGTCCTATTTAAAATAGATGATTATGAAGAACCGATTGTTAAGATTTGTCCCAACGGTACGCTCGGAGATATCGTGGAGCTTGGTGGGATTCTCATTGGTCTTCCTGAAGCCCCATCAAAAGGAATCAAAGGAGAAGGTCTGGAGGCAAGTATGCAGATGTGGGAAAGGCTACCTATGCCAGCAGAACTGTCCCGTATTCGAAGCATGGATGAGTGGGCCGAAACGCCCAAAGAGTTTCGAGAAAAGTTTCGTCCATTTATCGAGGAAGAGTTTAGAAGGCGTAGGGAAGGTTTTTGGTTTTACAATAAGGGTGAGCCTACGTTTATCACGGGGCGGCACTACATGCTCCTCCAGTGGACGAAGATTGACATTGGCTACCCCTCATATCTGGGATTCCAAAGAGATATCTTCCTTCACATGGCTGCGTGCGAAGCTGACCCGCGCTGTATTGGCCAGCTTTACACTAAGTGTCGCCGCTCTGGTTACACTAATATCTGCTCTTCTGTTCTTCTTGACGAGGCTACTCAAGTTAAAGACAAGCTTCTTGGCATACAGTCGAAGACTGGTAAGGACGCTCAGGAAAACATCTTCATGAAAAAAGTGGTGTCGATGTTTCGGCACTACCCATTTTTCTTCAAGCCCATTCAAGACGGCACCACAAACCCGCGCATGGAGCTTGCGTTCCGCGAGCCATCTAAAAGGATAACCAAGAACAATAAAACATCGTATGTTGGTGACGCGCTCAATACAGTGCTTAACTGGAAGAACACTACCAACAATGCTTACGATGGTGAGAAGCTTCACATGCTGTATATGGATGAGGCGGGCAAATGGGAAAAACCTTCTGACATCCGCGAAGCTTGGCGCATTGAAAGGACTTGTCTTATTGTTGGTCGTCGTATTGTAGGCAAGGCACTTGTTGGTAGCACCGTAAACCCTATGGATAAAGGCGGTTCCCAGTACAAGCAGATTTGGAAAGACTCAGACCCCGCGAAGAGGAATGCCAATGGCAGAACTGCCTCTGGACTTTACAGGCTCTTTATTCCGGCATACGAATCGTTAGAGGGGTTTTTTGATATGCATGGTAATCCCATTGTCGAAGACCCAAGCTCCGAGATTAAAACACTCGATGGAGACTTTATGACCTTTGGTTCTAAGACATTCCTCAAGAACGAAAGAGATGCTCTGAAGAACGACGCTAAGGAGCTGAACGAAACCATTAGGCAGTTTCCATTTACTCCAGATGAAGCCTTCAGGGATAGCGTGGAGGGTAGCTTGTTTAACATTGGAAAGATTTACGAGCAGGTAGAACATAACGAATCGCTATATCCAAACCCGGTAGTAAGGGGAAACTTTCAATGGAAAGGCGGGGTGCCTGATACTGAGGTTGTTTTCCTACCAAACCACCAAGGAAGGTGG